TAAGACAACTCAAGCGAGACAATACGGAGTGCATGGTGATCCGCAGGGCTTCAGATAGCACGACCACAACGATAGGCTTTGACGCTTCAGGAAACATCGATGAGGCGGCTATCACGACGTTCTGCACGGGCACAACTTGCACGGTCTACCAATGGCTTGACCAATCAGGAAACGGGAACACAGCGACAGCCGCAGCACCTGCAAAAGAACCGACTATCTACACGGGCGGGGCGTTGGTGAAGGAGAACGGAAAAGTAGCTGTAGAGTTTACTTCAAATGGTCAAATTTTAGAAAGCACAAGTGCAACCGCGTTCACGGGGGTTATTCAAAACGAGCTTTATTGCGTGGCATCTTACGATACAATAAATGTCGGAAATCAATACGCTTCAGGTGTACAAATTGGAGGAGCGACTAGGGGTGTGATGATTGGCACAAATTCATCAAGCGGTCAAATTCGGTATCATTCTAATGCTACAAACTTTGAAACGGCAGTTGGCGGTACAATAGTAGCAGCAACTCAGGTTCTTAACGGAGGAACATATGACGGCACGACGCGTCACGCTCGACTCAATGGCGCATCTGTAGGCACGAATACAGACGCAGGAAACACGGGAACAGCAAACCTTTATTTTATCGGCAAACATCCAAACCTTGAGGGTGGCACATCTAAACGAGTGCAGGAGTCAATTATTTACGCAGGATATGGCGGCAATGAAACGAGCATCGAAGAAAACATCGGCGGTTACTATGACATCCCGCTAGCTGGCTTACTCGACGAGAACCCAGGAGCAGAAGCTGCATATAGCTTACGTCGACTAAGCTCTACTTATACAGGCTCAGCTGTACAGGTCCAACGCGCTGACAACGTAGGTGGTACACACGAGATAGGCTTCGACTCTTACGGAGAGCTCGACACTACAGCTCTTACGACAGCTGCTCAGGGTAATGATATGGCGGTGGTTACGTGGTACGACCAGTCAGGTAACGGCTACGACGCTACGCAGGGTACGTCCCTTAACCGTCCGAAAATTTACGACGGGGCAACGGCGGCGGTTTTGACGCAAAACGGGAAGCCTACGGTTGATTTCAGAGGTTCTGCAGCCGTGTCACTTTCAAACGCAAGCTTTAAGCTTAACCCTACTCCGTTTTCAATGTTTACGGTTGCTCAGTTTCCTAATACTTCCGATGTTCAGGCCTTAATTGACCAAAGTCAAAGCAGTGTTGCTGGGTTATTATATAGGAAAAACGGGGGCACCAATCAATTCAGGTTTTGGTATTACCCTGATTTACCGAGTAAAGTATTGGGTGTAGATAACTCTACTGCTCAATCATTACGCACGCTTATGCTTGCAAACGGGGAGCAGTTATATAGGGTGGACGGAACTCAACAATATAGCGCTGCAACAGCAGTAACAAATAACCGAGTACCAACATTTGATTTTGTAATTGGTAGAGACCCAGATAGAACAGACAGAAATTTTCAAGGCAATGCTCAGGAATTTATTTTTTACTTGTCAAATGAAAAGAATAGATTTACAAGCATCGAGGACAACATCAACTTATTTTACGACATCTACTGATGAAACCGAAAGTCATACCTATTACGCAGAAGCCTAAAGTAGAAAACAATATCTTTGCATATTATAACATCAATAAACCAAAATGAGTAACTATCTAATCGTCCCGCCCGAAGGCGGCCTTACCTCAGAAGAGCGAGCAGCAGCTATCTCTCGACAGTTGTACTGCATCACGCGTCCTGAGTCTATCCAGAACCCTGACGAAGCAAACTTCAACCTGTTCGGTTCGGTNATTAACCCTACGACGGGAGANGCGGCGCTATCTATTATTTTGGACTGGCTTATCTATGTGAACGCAGCGGTTGACCTGACCGAGCTACAGGCTTTATTTCCTTTGATGCCACAAGCAGAGATGGACGCGCTCACCACAACAATCACGACATCAGCGACGGTGGTCTTCGATACCATCATCCCGACCGAGTGTACGGTACGCGACCAAGCCTATATGGAAGCCAACGGATGGTTCCCACCAGAGCCAGACGAAGTCACTGAAGACCAGAACGCTGAAATCGTTGAGTAATGGCTAAGCATACACACGTATTTAAAACGCCTGCTTTTTGGTTTGCCTTTAATAACGGCGAAGAGGTAAAGGGCAACCCGCGCAATAACTACGGGTATGCCTCTAAAGGTGAGCTTAGTACAGGACAGCAGTACCTCGATATATTCGATACTGAGGAGGAGATGGCTGCGTATATTGACCTTCAAGTCGGTGAGCCAGGGTGGTACTATAAGTGCGAGAACCGAGTTCCTTACCCACCCAACCCTAATAAATGGGAATGCCCTGAAGAATAAATGAAATTCAATTCTAATTCTACCGTAGGCACCGACGTAAGATACAGTTTAAGTGAAAGCAAGGAGGAAGAAAATATGAATTACGAACTTATATCAGTTGGTATGGGTGCCGCTTCAGGCATTTTAGCAACCTACATAAAGATGCAGAATGAAATTGTTAAAATCAAAAGCCGCCTTCATTCTCTAGAAAAACAAGAGACCAAGGTCCAGCAGACATTGGACGTTCTCTTAGATGGAGTTAATGACATCAAGCTACTCCTAGCTAAGAAAGGAATTGAATGAGGGACATAAACAAAATTATCCTCCATTGTTCGGCAACGCCAGAGGGTAGGGATGTTACGGTAGATGATATAAGAAGGTGGCATCTCGCTAACGGGTGGGATGATATAGGCTATCATTTCTGTGTCTATGCCGATGGTTCAATCCATCGCGGTAGGGACCTTGATAAGTCAGGCGCTCACACCTACGGACACAACAGGAACTCTATCGGCATATGTTATATAGGTGGCGTAGACAAAGAGATGAACGCAAAGGATACTATGACTGAGATGCAGGATATCGCGGTCCTTGAGTTGGTTAAAAGTTTACGCCTTATTTTTGGGAAGTTAAGTCTTCACGGACACAACGAGTTTTCAAGTAAGTCCTGCCCTTCGTTCGATGTGCAGGATAAGTACAAATTCTTAAACGAACAGATATGAATTTTTTTACAAGTTTTTGGAGTGAAATTTTGCTTGCTACAATTACAGCAGCTGGTACCATTACTGCTTTGACCGAGACGGAGAAGGACGATAAGGTCGTCAACGTATTGTCTCGTATCCTCAACGCAGTAGTGATGGGTAAGAACCGCCGCAACAAGTAAGGACCTATGCCTAAGATTAGTACATACGCAACAGTTACTCCTAGCCCTTCCGATAGGATTGTTGTTAGCGATGCTAACGACTCTAATGCAACTAAAAATATTACTGTAGAATCACTGTCTTCAGCGACAGCTCCTGCTTATTATATCGACGCATTTTCTAATGCGGCAGCTACAACAACTATATCAGCGGCGGATACTTATGTTGATTTAAATGTGGTGCTTTCTATAGGGTTGTCTGACGGGTATACCGCCACTAATAAACTGGTGTCAAATGTAAATACGCCACAGACTACACTGCTTTCTCAAGTAACAGTGGTGTTAAGTTTAAAAGCATCTAATAATAATGTTATTACGGGTTTAATAACACAGAAGACTTCAGCTGGAACTGAGACAGATATAGTTTCCTCTACAAGTAGCGTAACAGAAACAGGCAACAGTACTGAGTTTAATTTAGTTATGACCTGTATTGCCAATTTGGTTTTTGGCGACAGCTTAAAAATTAAAGTTAAAAACAGTGCAATTGCGAACATAGACTGTTCACACGTAAGCGTTGTCGTTCATTCTATCTAAACTATGCTTATCCGTAAAATCTCTGTAGGTCCCGACTATAAGTCGGCGATGCATTACTTGCTAGGCCAAGAGGTTCTCGGGGGCAACTATAAAATACACCTCATTAAAGTTGAGGATAAATCAAATTCAATTCAGATATGGATAGAGCGCAGTAACGAGATAATTCTTTGGAAGCATTTCTCGCATACGATGCCGCTGTCCGTAGAGTATAATATTAACTTTTAATGAGGTCACCAGACTCTTTTATAGTAAAACCAAAAAATAGCAGTAGATACGATAACAAACGAAAAGCCGACGACGTTGAGTTTATCGTAAGTTCATCCCAAGAAGACCACAGGTTTTCTAACCGCTACGCTATCGTACAGTCCGTTCCGATTTCTTACTCAGGCCCTATCCAGGCGGGAGATACCCTGTTGGTTCATCATAACGTATTTAAGTATTATTACGATATGTATGGGGCTCAAAAAAGCGGTCGCAGTTATTTCCAAGATGACCTTTTCTTTGTGACGGACGACCAGTTCTTTCTATATAAAAAAGACGATAGGTGGCAGGCTCACGGGAAATATTGTTTTGTAGAGCCTGTAGAAGAGAAAGAATCGTGGATAGGTAAGTTCTCAAAGGAAGAACCTCTTATCGGAAGGCTTAAGTATGGAAATGATGAGCTCTTGGCGCTTGGTGTAAATGAAGGCGATGAGGTTTCATTCCTCCCTGACAGCGAGTACGAGTTTACGGTAGACGGAGAGAAGCTGTACCGTATGTTTACTGATAACATAACCCTGGTATTATGAACTCGAAAGAACTCAAAGAAAAGATTATCGCCGCTGGTCACAGAGCGGTTGAGCAGCTTATTAAGGTGGCTAAAGAAGAGATTATAAAGCCTGACTTAGAAGACGAGCTAGCTGCCGACAGGTTAAAGAACGCAGCAGCTACCAAAAAGCTTGCTATATTCGATGCGTTAGAGATACTTAATCGTATCGAGCAGGAGAGAGAGAACTTAGATGCGCTAGCAAAGCGTGGTGATTCACCTACTAATACCAAGCAGGGATTTGCAGAACGAAGGTCAAAATAAACTGCTTATTCACCTGAAAGACGTAGTCCCTCAAAAGGTACTGACAAGGAAGAACAAAGCTAAAAACTGGGAGTACGGATATAACGAAGACTATGACTTTGTCGTTATATCAAAAGACGGAACCATAGGCGATATCGTAGAAATACAGGGTGTCCGTATCGCAATTCCTATGGCCTCTTCCGACCCTATACAACGAAGTAAGTCCAAGAAAGAGCAGTACTGGCAGCCGCTAGAGTATCCCAAAGAGCTTACACGCATTAAGACGATATTCCAGTGGAATGATATGCCCGCTGAGTTTAAAGACAGGTGGGTAGATTTTGTAGAGCAAGAGTTCGACAGGCGTGAAAATGGCGCGTGGTTTATGAATAACGGAGTGCCTACATACATAACGGGCTCGCACTATACCTACCTCCAATGGACCAAGATTGACGTAGGGCTTCCTGACTTCCGAGAGGCCAACCGTATATTCTATATTTTCTGGGAAGCCTGTAAAGCTGATGTCCGTTCCTTTGGTATGTGTTACCTTAAAATACGTCGTTCAGGATTTTCTTTTATGGGGTCTTCTGAATGTGTGAATATAGGAACGTTAGCTAAAGACGCTCGTGTAGGAATACTTTCCAAGACGGGTGCTGACGCCAAGAAGATGTTTACGGATAAAGTCGTTCCTATATCTGCTAACTACCCGTTCTTTTTCAAGCCCATACAAGACGGTATGGACAAGCCAAAGACAGAACTGGCATACCGAGTGCCTGCGTCTAAGATTACTAAGCGTAATATGTACCTCGATGAGTCTGAGGAGCTTGACGGTCTCGATACCACTATAGACTGGAAGAATACAGCTGATAACAGTTATGACGGAGAGAAGCTCCTTTTGTTGGTTCACGATGAGAGTGGTAAGTGGGAGAAGCCAGAGAACATCCTCAATAACTGGCGAGTAACGAAGACCTGTCTGCGTCTCGGTAGTCGTATTATTGGTAAATGTATGATGGGCTCCACATCCAACGCGCTGAGTAAAGGAGGTGGCAACTACAAGACTCTATACGCTCAATCTGATGTAAGCAATCGTAACGCCAACGGACAGACCAAGAGCGGTATGTACAGCCTATTCATCCCTATGGAGTGGAACTTCGAGGGTTATATCGATAGGTATGGTATGCCTGTATTTAACAAACCTACAGAGACAGTAAAAGGAATTGATGGGCAATCAATAAAAATGGGAGCTATTGAGTACTGGGAGAACGAGGTGGCTTCACTTAAGAACGACCCCGATGCGCTCAACGAGTTTTATCGTCAGTTTCCTCGTACCGAGTCTCACGCTTTCCGAGATGAAAGCAAGCAGTCTATATTCAATCTAACTAAGATATACCAGCAGATTGACTATAACGACGAGATGATAAAGGAGCACTATCTCACCCGTGGGTCATTTCACTGGAAGGATGGTCATAAGGACAGTCAGGTTATATGGACTCCTGAGCGCAATGGTCGTTTTTTGTTGGGTTGGACTCCTCCTGCTAGGATGCAGAATCATATCATAGTGCGCAATGGGATGAAGTATCCTGGCAATGAGCATATCGGCTCCCTTGGTTGCGACCCATACGATATATCTGGTGTAGTAGGCGGAAGAGGTTCAAACGGTTCATTACACGGGATGACTAAGTTTAATATGGATGATGCCCCGAGCAACGAGTTTTTCTTAGAGTATGTAGCTCGACCACAGACAGCTGAGATATTCTTCGAAGAAGTTCTGATGGCCTGTATATTCTATGGGATGCCTATACTTACGGAGAACAACAAGCCAAGGCTTCTCTATCATTTCAAGAACAGGGGTTACCGCAAGTTTTCTATGAACCGTCCCGACAAGAAGTTCAATAAGCTGTCTAAGACGGAGAAGGAGCTAGGTGGTATACCGAATACCTCGGAGGATGTAAAGCAATCACACGCTTCGGCTATCGAGACTTATATCGAAAAGCACGTGGGGATTGATATGGAAGGAACATACAGGGAGCAAGGTGACATCGGCACTATGCCGTTCACAAGGACGCTTGAAGACTGGGCTAAGTTTGATATCAACAACAGAACCAAATTTGACGCTACGATAAGCTCTGGATTGGCTATTATGGCTAACCAAAAACACATCTATCAACCTGTTGAAAAGCAATCGAAATTATCTGTTACCTTTGCTAGATACAACAATCGTGGAAATATAAGCGAACTAGTTAAATAATGAGAGATGTTCAGGTTAACATAGCATCTGCCTCGTTCCCTACCCAATTTGTTTCTGACGCTGAAAAGGCGACTTATGAGTATGGATTGCAGATTGGACAAGCCATTCAATATGAGTGGTTTAAGAGGGATGGAAACGGTTGTCGCTTCTATAGCCAATGGAGAGATTTTAATCGACTCCGATTGTATGCTAGGGGAGAGCAGTCTGTTGCTAAGTATAAAAGCGAACTATCGGTCGACGGCGACCTTTCTTATTTGAACCTGGACTGGACTCCAATTCCTATCATCCCTAAGTTCGTTGATATCGTAGTTAACGGTATGTCGGACCGCCTGTTTGATGTCAAGGCTTATGCTCAAGACGCTATGTCGTCGGCGAAGCGTAGTAAGTATCAGGATATGATAGAGGCTCAGATGGTCTCTAAAGACCTTTTGATGCAGGTAAAGGAAGGCTTTGGCGTAGACCCTTTCACTGTATCTCCTGACGAGCTTCCTAATAGCGATGAAGAGCTTTCATTGTATATGCAGCTTAACTATAAGCCTGCAATTGAAATAGCAGAAGAAGAGGCTATCAATACACTGCTTGAGCAGAACAGGTATAACGAAACCAGGCAGCGCGTAGACTACGACCTTGCTGTACTTGGTGTAGGAGTTGTAAAGCACGAGTTCCTTAAAGGCGACGGGGTACAGGTAAAGTATGTGGACCCCGCTAACGTGGTATATAGCTATACCGAAGACCCGTACTTCCAAGATAATTTCTACTGGGGAGAGATTAAGACAGTGCCTATCACTGAGCTTATTAAGATAGACCCTAGCCTTACTACGGACGACCTCAAGGAAATTTCAAAGCATTCTCAGAGCTGGTACGATTACTATAACGTACAGCAGTTCTACGATAACGATATCTTCTATCAAGATACCACTACCCTTATGTACTTCAACTACAAGACAACGCAGAAGTTTGTCTACAAGAAGAAGGTAATGGATGGCGGAGGCGCTAAGGTGGTTGAGAAGGACGATACGTTTAACCCGCCAGAAGAGATGATGCAAGAGGGTCGATTCGAGAAAATCGAAAAGACTATCGATGTATGGTATGAAGGCGTTATGGTTATGGGAACCAATATTATTCTCAAGTGGGAGATGGCGGAAAATATGGTCCGTCCTAAATCTGCATCACAGTATGCAGTGCCAAATTACTTGGCTTGTGCGCCACGTATGTACAAGGGTAACATCGAGTCATTGGTTCGACGTATGATTCCTTTGGCAGACCAGATACAGATTACCCACCTTAAATTACAGCAAGTAATGTCTCGCATCGTTCCAGACGGTGTGTTCATTGATGCTGACGGACTTAACGAAGTAGACCTTGGGACAGGCAATGCGTACAACCCAGAGGACGCTTTGCGTCTGTATTTTCAGACGGGTAGCGTGGTCGGGCGTAGCTATACTCAGGATGGCGAGTTTAATAACGCTCGAGTCCCTATCCAGCAGCTCACCAGTAACTCAGGGCAGTCTAAGATTAGCGCTTTGATTGGGAACTACAATCACTATCTCAATATGATACGTGATATTACTGGTCTCAATGAAGCGCGTGACGGCTCTATGCCTGACCCTAACTCATTGGTCGGAGTACAAAAGCTAGCGGCGCTTAATTCCAACGTAGCCACTCGTCATATCTTAGATGGTAGCTTGTTTATACTGAAGTCATTAGCTGAAGCTTTGTCTTGCAGGGTGGCTGATATATTGGAGTACGCTGACTTTAAGGAAGAGTTTGCAAATCAAATTGGTAAGTACAATATCTCTATCCTTAACGATATCAAAGATTTGTATATCTACGATTTCGGTGTCTTTATTGAGGTGGCTCCTGACGAAGAGCAAAGGGCTATGCTCGAGCAGAATATCCAGATGGCTTTGTCTAAGAATGACATCAACTTGGAGGACGCTATCGATATCAGAGAGATTAAGAACATCAAGCTAGGTAATCAATTGCTTAAGCTCAAGCGCAAGAAGAAGCAAGAGCGCGAGGAAGCTATGCAGCTTCAGCAGCAGCAGATGCAAGCTCAGCAGCAGTTCGAATCTCAGAAGCTGGCTACGGAGTCTCAGATGATGAAGATACAAGCTGAAGGTCAGCAGAAAGTTCAGATTAAGCAAGCCGAGGTGGCTTTTGATATCGAGCGTATGCAGATGGAGGCTCAGCTTAAAAACCAGTTGATGCAGCAGGAGTTTAATTACAATATGAAGCTCAAGGGTGTAACTGAGGAGCTTATTGCTGGACGAGAAGATATGCGTGAAGAAGCGAAAGGGAAGCGTATTAGCCAGCAGAATACAGAGCAGTCGAAACTAATTAATCAGCGTAAGAATAACTTACCGCCTATCGATTTTGAATCAAATGAGGATAGCCTTGATGGCTTTGACCTTGCTGAGTTCGAGCCACGATGAGGTCGGTAAAAAATAATTATCTTCGCACAAATTAAATACAATGGAAATTAAAGTACGAGACCTAGGCGCGGTAGAGGAGAAGTCTGTTGCAGAAGTGGAACAGGAGCTTCTTGAAAAACACGATGCCGAAGTAAGTGGTGAAACACCTGACGAGCCAGTAGCTGAAACTGTGTCGGAGCCGACACAAGATGAGCCCGCTGGTTTAGATGAGGAACAAGTTCTTTCATTTCTAAAGGACCGATACGGAAAAGAGATTAACACCGTAGGGGAGCTATTCGAAGAGCGCGAGTCCGCGCCTGAGCTCCCTGAAGATGTAGACGCTTATTTCCGTTTCAAAAAGGAGACGGGTCGTGGGCTCAAAGACTTTGTTGAACTCAACAAGGACTATGACGAAATGAACCCTGACGCACTCTTAGCGGACTACTATCTCGCTACGGAAGACGGTTTAGATGCCGACGATGTAAAGAGTATGGTAGACGATTTCAGTTACGATGCAGACCTCGATGAGGAGTCTGTCATCCGTAAGCGAAAGGTCGCTAAGAAGAAAGAGGTTAATAAGGCTAAGAAATATTTCTCAGACCTTCAAGAGCAATATAAGGTACCGCTTGAGTCAAGCGGGAATCCTTTGTCTGGCGAAGAGAAAGAAAATTTTGAAGCCTATCAACAATACGTGAAGGAGTCTAGTAGTGTCCAACAAGAAAACGCTCGTCGTAACGAGTGGTTTCGGGATAAGACTGACGAAGTTTTTTCTGATGAATTCAAAGGTTTTGAATTTAAAGTCGGAGATAAGGACGTCACTTTTAAC